TCAGACGAATTCCTTGTTTGTCATCTTGAATCAGATCAGAATGAAGATCGGTGTCATGTACGGTGATCCTACAACGACACCAGGAGGAAAGGCGATACCATTCCACTCTTCTATACGTATCAAGCTTGGCGCGGGCCAACAGATAAAGGACGGAGATGATGTCATAGGAATTCAGGTCTCTGCTAAGACCATAAAGAATAAGGTCGCACCACCGTTCAGATCAGCGAAATTTCAGATTCACTTCGGAAAGGGCATAGTTGAGCACGAGGAGGTATTTGATATTCTCAGAAAGCACGGTGAGGCTGTTGTATTTGAGCATTACGTTGCTGAGGTTTCAGGCACAGGTCAGTGGAAGAAGCTTATCATAACCGACACAAATACCGGTGAGCTCCTAATTGAGAAAAAGTTTAGAAAGAAAGAGTTTAACATGATCATGAAAGATAGGGAATTTCAACCTTACATAGACGCGCTTATTGAGAAAGCTATGGTCAAGGTGATGAGTGATCCTGAGTTCGTTGATATTGATCCTGAGTCTTATGAGGAGATCAAAGCGCTATCAGCAGAGTTCAATTTAAATGATTGATGATCGATATCTCATAATTGACGGATTAAACTTATTCATGAGACACTATGTTGCACACCCAGCCATGTCAGAGAATGGTGATCAGGTTGGCGGCTTGGTTGGTTTCTTTAATAATCTAACTCGGCTTATAGGAAGGTGCAGACCTGAGAGAGTCATAGTGGTGTGGGAAGGAGGCGGCTCTAAGAGGAAAAGAGCGATCTATAGTGACTACAAGAAGGGAAGCAGGCCGCAGAAATTGAATAGATACTATGATCACGCTGAGCTTCCTGACTCCATTAGAAATAGAAATTTTCAGATGTTTAATCTTGTTAAGCTCTTAGATCTAGTGCCTGTGACGCAGATCTACATTGAGGATGCCGAGGCGGATGACGCGATAGGATACTTAACAAAGTACAAGCTAAGCGATAAGAATAACATAATCGTCTCTTCTGATCATGATTACTATCAGCTCTTAAATGATAGCACGCTCATATGGTCACCCACATTGAAGTCATTTGTTGATAAGGTAAAAGTCATTGATAGATTTCACACGCACCCAGAGAACTTTTGCCTTGCTAAATCAGTTGTCGGTGATACATCTGATAACATCACAGGTATCAGAGGTGTAGGATACAAAACTTTATCAAAGTGCTTCCAAGATGTATCTGAGGCTGCTCCATACTCAATATCAAGCCTCATCAAGGATGCAAAGAAATTTTCATTATCAAGCAAGCGAAAGATATATAAAAACGTGATCTCTGATGAGAAATTAATAAGAAGAAATTGGAAATTGATCCTACTAGATGTGAACAATCTTTCTCATAAGCAGGTGTCAAAACTGGATAATAAGGTTGAAAATTTCACACTTTCATGGAAGAATATAGAGGCGCATAAACTATTAAATAAATTAGGCATAAGAGGGGTGGATCTCCTAACGTGCAATCAGATATTCAAACAACTAAACAGGAGAAAGAAGGATGTACACAGATGAGAATAGTCATTTTTCTAAATACGGTAGGGGCTTTCAAGAGAAGATATTTCAATCACTTTTAATCGATCATCGGTGGGCAGCACAGATGATTGAGGTCATGACACACGAGTACTTTGAATTGAAATATCTTCAGTATCTCTGTGATAGATTTTTTGGATTTCACGACAAGTATAAGAATTTTCCAACGTTAAGCTTGCTTGTCTCAATTATACGGGATGAGTTAACAAGTGGAAGTGACATAGTCTTAAGAGAGCAGGTTGTTGAGTTCTTGTCGCGTGTTAAGGCTTCACCAAATTTAGGTGATCTAAATTACGTGAAGGATAAGACTTATGACTTTTGCAAGAAGCAAGCATTACAACAAGCGCTAGAGGATAGTGTTAAGGCCATCACAGATGAGAATTACGAGGCCGTTCTTAATATCATGAAGGATGCTGTCTCAAAGGGGACACCGTCAACGATAGGGCATGACTTCTTTAATGATCATGAGGCACGATTTGCCAAGATTAGCCGCATCACTTGTCCGACAGGAATACCACAGCTTGACAAGCAAGGTGTTCTAAGTGGTGGTCTTGGGAGAGGTGAGATAGGGGTTGTGACAGCACCAACTGGAGTTGGTAAGTCGCACTACCTCGTGGCAATGGGAGCTGCAGCCCTGAGGTGTGGTAAGAATGTTGTGCACTACACGTTTGAGCTATCTGAGACACAAGTGGGGATAAGGTATGATAGTAATCTTTGTGATATAACATCAGATGAGGTCATTGATAGGAAGGAGGAGATACTTAAACACTACGAGGCTGGTGAATTTGGAAGATTAATTATCAAGCAGTACTCAACAGGAGCAGCTAGCATTGTAACTTTAAGAAATCACATTGAAAAATTGGCCATGAAGGATTTTATTCCCAGCATAATCATTGTAGATTACGCAGATATCATGAGATCAACTAGACAGTATGATTCAATGCGTCATGAGCTTAAATTAATTTACGAGGAATTAAGAAATCTTGCAGGTGAGTTAAATATACCTGTGTGGACAGCGTCACAAGCGAATAGGGAAGCGGCAGATAAAGATATTGTCAATCTATCAAACATGTCTGAGGCATACGGTAAGGCGATGGTGGCCGACGTTGTTGTGTCGATATCTAGAAAGCCCATGGAGAAGTCATCAGGAATTGGTAGGCTTTTTATTGCCAAGAATAGAGCAGGTAGAGATGGAATACTTTTTCCGATAAAGATAGACACAGCAAGATCAAAAATAAGTGTCATTGATGCCACAAGAGAGTTAACTATCCAAGATATAGTAGAAACAAGTAATACAGAAAAGAGAGACATGTTAAAATCTAAATGGAAAGAGATCACTGCTAGCAAATAGGAGAATTTAATGGGAGATAATGTTTACACTTATGATGAGGCATTGTGGGATAGCTTGGAGTATTTTGATGGTGATGAGCTAGCTGCTAGCGTCTTCTTGGGAAAGTACGCTCTTCAAAATGAGAAAGGTGAATACCTTGAGTCGCACCCAAATGATATGCATAAAAGGCTGGCAGGAGAATTTGCAAGAATAGAAAGAAAATATCCAGACCCTATGGATCGTCATGAAATATATGGCCTACTAAAAGACTTTAAGTATATTGTACCGCAAGGTTCCCCAATGTCCGGTATAGGTAACCCATATCAAGTGCAGTCTATATCAAACTGTTTTGTCATAGAGTCACCGTACGATAGTTACGGTGGTATTCTTAAGACTGATCAGGAGCAAGTTCAGATAATGAAGAGGAGAGGTGGTGTCGGATTTGACATGTCTACGATCCGCCCGGTAGGTCTTAACACGTCTAACGCTGCAAAGACAACAGGTGGTATAGAATTGTTCATGGATAGATTTAGCAATTCGTGTAGGGAGGTAGCACAGGGAGGGCGCCGCGGGGCTTTAATGATAACGATATCAGTTCACCATCCGCAGGTAATGGATTTTATAAAAATCAAAAGAGATCTAACAAGAGTCACAGGTGCGAACATATCAGTTCGTGTAACAGATGAATTTATGAATGCAGTAAAGAATGGCGAATCATATAGACAGCGCTGGCCTGTTGATTCTTCTAAACCGGAAATTACAAACATAACAGACGCTGGAAGCATTTGGAACGCATTGATTGAAAGTGCTCACGCTTCTGCTGAACCTGGCGTTCTTTTTTGGGACACAGCAAAGCGTATGACACCATCTGACATATACGAAGAAGAAGGTTTCGGATCTACATCTACGAACCCATGTGGTGAGATCATACTGTCTCCTTATGATAGCTGTAGGTTGATGTTAGTTAATTTGACATCATTTGTTGAGGATAAGTGGTCAGATAATTCCACATTTGATTTTGAAAATTTTAGAAATGTGGTTATTAAAGCACAACGCCTCATGGATGACATGATCGATCTAGAAATTGAACAGATTGATAGCATCATAAAAAAGATTGAGAGCGATCCTGAACCGTTACACGTAAAATTGATAGAGATGAATTTGTGGGAGAGGATAAGGGAGGCTGCATTTTTAGGAAGAAGAACTGGATTAGGAATAACAGGGCTTGGGGACACGCTAGCGATGTTAGGGATCACGTACGGATCTGAAAAATCTGTAGAAGCTACAGAAGAGATATACAAGCTGCTAGCCTTAAGCTCTTACGAGTCATCAATTCAATTAGCAAAGGAACGTGGTCACTTCCCTGCTTATGACAGGGAAAAAGAGGAAGGACATCCATTTTTGGGAAGGATCTATGAAAATTTGACTGATGAGGTACTTGCTGACCTACGTCAGTATGGAAGAAGAAATATAGCGAACACGACGACAGCACCAGCAGGTTCAGTGTCTGTGCTGACACAGACAACAAGCGGAATAGAACCCGCTTACATGCTCCACTACACACGGAGAAAGAAGATCAACCCTAATGATAAGGGCGTCACTGTTAAGTATATTGATAAGAGTGGTGATAAGTGGACTGAGTTTACAGTTTATCATCACAAGTTTAACGAGTGGTTAAAATCAAATTGTTCACCAGGCATACAAAAAGAATTTGGT